CCGCATGGCGCGGGCGGCGGGGTGCAAACCTTTCAGAAGCCCAGAGCACTGGGACGATGTGCAAGTCTTTGCCACCCCCGATGTTCTTGAACGCTTCGCCGCCCTTGTTTCCAAGCATGAGCGTGAGGAGTGTGCGAAGGTGTGCCTTGAAGAAGCACCAAGTCTTGATGGGCAGTTGTGCGCCGCCGCCATCAGAGCAAGGGGTGAGCAATGATTAACAATGGAGGCCCAGCATTTCCACGAACCGGATGGCCGAACGAAACAGGAATGACACTGCGCGATTACTTTGCAGCTAAGGCGATGCAGGCATTAATTCCTAGCGGACAAACCGTAGATTCAATGAAGTATGCAGAATCAGCATATGCCTTAGCAGACGCTATGCTGAAAGCAAGGGGTGAGCAATGAAACGCGAACTGTATGACTTCACTACACCACCGAACGTACCCAAAGAAGCTGTGACAACCATGTATTACTTCCCGCATCAAACGTCAAGTGGCATGGGGTTACCCTCTCGCGCTCCGGCATACAACGATCCACCCTGTATGGCTGCACACTACGACACCTATGGGAGGTTATTGTTTACACGTTTTATATTTAAGGATGGTACGTGGAGGGACGAATGAGCACGAGTATGAGTATCCACAAACTGAGAATCAAGGCTAAGATCGATAGGGGTCAGGCTTGTCTTAAATATATGGAGACAAGAACTTCACCCGTAACGCTCAAGGAATTGGCAAGCAAGCTGAACGTTACAACCAAGGCCGTATCCAACTCGCTCATGCCGTTGCTTGAAGAAGGTAAGGTGCAGCGCGAACTTATGCTGCGTCAATCTTCTATCTGTAAAAAGTTAGGGTGGGCTTACGGTTACTACGCTACAGAAAGGAAAGACAAGGTAAAGAAAGCCAAAGCACCTAAGTTCCAATTCCACAACCCATTCAATATAGGTGTAGGCCAATGACCGAGAGAAGGAAACGAGGGCCAAATAAAAATCCAACCTTGATACATACCAACATACGATACCCAAGAGAAGTTATTGAGTACTTCACACACAACGGAGTTGGGTCTTCATGCTACATACGTATGCGTAACGCATTGATTGAATACGTAAAGGAAAGAACTCATGGACACCAAGGAACACAAGGTCAAGAAGAAAGTAACAGAGTTACTGAAGCAGTATGAAATTTATTACTTCTTCCCTGCTACTCATGGCTATGGTCGTTCAGGTGTACCTGACATCATATGTTGTATCCGAGGCTACTTCCTTGCTATCGAGTGCAAAGCAGGAACAAACAAGCCCACTGCCCTACAGCTACGAGAGATAGAACGAATACAGCAAGCGAAGGGTATAGCCTTTGTGATTAACGAAGACAACATCGAAGAACTACACACCACCATCAAAGAGATACTGCGTACATGAGCATACTAACTATAGACTTTGAAACGTACTATGACCGCGAGTTCTCTTTATCCAAGATGACAACGGAAGAGTACATACGCAGCCCTAGCTTTGAGGTGATCGGTGTAGCAGTTAAAGTTGGTGGGGAGGACACTGAATGGTTTACTGGTACGTATGAACAAACAAAGAAGTTTCTACAAGAATTTAACTGGCGCGACTCTCTTGCAATTGCTCACAATGCTATGTTTGATGCCGCTATTCTTACTTGGCATTTTGGTATTAAGCCTCGTGGATGGATTGATACACTCAGTATGGCGAGGGCGATACACGGTACAGAGGTGGGGGGTAGCTTGGCGACGTTGGCGAGGTACTACCAACTCGGGGTCAAAGGCACAGAAGTAGTCAATGCGCTAGGCAAACGCAGACTAGATTTCTCTCAAGAAGAGATTGACAGGTACGGCGAGTACTGCATCAATGACGTTGACCTGACGTACAACTTATCAAAGTGCTTGACCGAAGACTTCCCGCATATGGAGATGCGGCTGATCGACCTGACTATTAAGATGTATTCAGAGCCTGTGCTCGTGCTAGACAAGCCTGTATTAGAAGAACATCTAGTAAACGTCAGAAAGAAAAAAGAAGAGTTGCTCTCTAAGGTTACGGTAGACAGAGCGACACTGATGAGCAACCCTCAGTTCGCAGATACGCTAACAAGCCTTGGCGTTACGCCACCTACAAAGATAAGCCCAACAACGGGTAAAGAGACGCTAGCCTTAGCTAAGAATGACGAAGAGTTTAAGGCGTTGGCCGAACATGAGAACCCTGAAGTACAAGCTCTAGTAGCTGCAAGGCTTGGAACTAAGTCAACCCTAGAAGAGACTAGGACAGAACGCTTTATCGGGATCGCAGAGCGTGGGCGCATGCCCGTGCCACTCAAGTATTACGCAGCACATACAGGCAGATGGGGCGGTGCGGACAACCTTAACCTACAGAACCTACCAAGAAAGTCTTTACTGAAGCATGCGATTCGTGCACCCCAAGGTTACGTGATGATTGATTCAGACTCATCGCAGATCGAAGCGCGAACGCTTGCGTGGTTGGCAGGGCAGTGGGACTTGGTGCAAGCCTTCGAGCGTGGGGAAGATGTGTACCGCATCATGGCTAGTGCTATCTACAACAAGCCAGTGGAAGATATAACCAAGGACGAGCGGTTCGTGGGTAAGACCACAATCCTTGGCAGCGGGTATGGCATGGGGGCCAAGAAGTTTCAAGCTCAGCTTAAGACTTTCGGTGTAACTATTGCAGAGGAAGAAGCGCAGCGCATTATCTCGGTGTACAGGGAGACTTACCCCCGCATCCCCCTGCTGTGGAAGGACTGTCAGAAAGCACTTGTGGCTATATTGATAGGGCAGAGAGCAGGATTACCGGAAGACAAGCCCAAGATATATGCAGAGGGGGAGAACGGTATCAGGCTACCTAACGGGTTATACCTCAAGTACCCCAACCTGCGGATTCACGTCACACCAGAAGGTAAAGAAGAGTTTGTGTACGACACCAGGAAAGGTAAAGCAGTTATTCCTAACCGCATATACGGTGGGAAGGTAACGGAGAATGTCTGCCAAGCTTTGGCTAGAATCATCATTGGCGAGCAGATGTTGCTGATCGCTAGGCGGTATCGTGTGGTTATGACCGTGCATGATGCCATTGCTTGTGTAGCACCAAAGGAAGAGGCAGAGGTCGCTAAAGGTTTCGTTGAACAGTGCATGAAGATGCGGCCCGATTGGTGTGAAGAGCTACCGTTAAACTGTGAAGCAGGCTATGGGGAAACTTATGGAAGTTGTTGATTTTGTTGACTATTCTGAGAACGCTATCAAGGTCGAAAAGCTACTTGCGGAATTGAAAAATCTGTTGCTTAATAGGAGGTTTCAGGAAGCCGTAGAGCTTTGTCCCCTGCTATCCACAGAGGTACGGCTGCTCAATAACAGTATCAAAATAGCCCACGAGAACGATGAGCAATATCAGTTGGTCGTACAGCAGTCTCAAAACATTCCAGCAATGCCCACGTAAGTATTACCATCTTAAGATTAAGAAGGATGTACGGGACTCAGGCAGTGAAGCAACCTTGTACGGCAAGGAGCTACACAAAGCAGCGGAGGACTACATCAAAGATGATGTGCCCATACCTGAACGATTTGCTTTTATCGAAGGCATGCTTGATTCGCTAAAAAGGATCGAGGGTACAAAGCACTGCGAATACGAGATGGGGTTGATGAAGGAGGGAGACTTGCTCTCCCCCTGCGGATTTAATACAAAAGGATTCTGGTGGAGGGGGATAGCAGACTTACTGATCATCAACGAGGACAAAGGCGTAGCGCACCTTGTTGACTACAAGACCGGAAAGAATGCAAAGTTTGCAGACACGCAGCAGTTAGATGTGCTAGCAGCGGCGACCTTTATCCACTTCCCCAAGATCCACACCGTTAAGTCGGCGTTACTGTTTGTAGTTAGCAAAGAGTTTATCCAGAAAAAGCACACGGTAGAGATGAAGCTTGAGTATCTGGAGCCACAGATTCAGCAGTTGTCTAGGTTAGAAGCAGCACTTGAGAACGATACGTGGAACCCGATAACAAGTGGGTTATGCAGATTCTGTCCAGTGGTTAGTTGTGAGCACAATCCGAAAGGAACTGATCATGCCTTATGTTAACAAACCTAGACCGTACAAAAAAGAATATCAACAACAACTAGCACGAGGAGAGAAAGACGAGCGCAGGGTGCGCGAGAGAGCAAGGGATCTGATTGATCGCAAAGGTAAAGACGCTAACGGCAACGGTAAGGCCGATGTGCGCGAGGGTAAAGACATAGACCATAAACGCCCCATCACAAAAGGTGGTGGTAACAGCAAGAAGAACCTACGCATCACATCCGCAAGTGCCAACCGATCATTCAGTCGCAATAGCAACCACACAATAAAGCGTAACGACTAGCATGGAAGTGATCGATAACAGGGCGCTACTGGTCAGGACTAAATATCCTGATCGAATAACAGCAGCCATAGAAAAGAGCAAGGTGGTAGGGCAGGAAGATGGGGTGTACGAGGTTGCGGTTAAGTGGGGGCTAAACGAAGCTCAGCTTCTTAATCAATTCATAAAAGGTGTTCCATCTCCTATATCAAAGAAATACGATTGGCCTGGGCAGTTCACGCCATTCAATCACCAAAAGACTACAGCAGAGTTCTTAACATTAAACCGCAGGGCGTTCTGCTTCAACGAGCAAGGCACGGGTAAGACGGCATCCGTTATCTGGTCTGCTGATTACTTAATGAAGCTAGGGCTTGTGCGTCGCGTGTTGGTGGTCTGCCCTCTGTCTATCATGAAGTCAGCATGGCAAGAGGATCTCTTTAAGTTTGCTGTACACCGCACATGCAACGTAGCCTACGGATCGGCAGCGCAACGGGTCAAGATAGTAGGTAGCTGTGCTGAGTTTGTCATAACAAACTTTGAAGGCGTTGAGATTATTGAGGACGCTGTAACACGCGACGGTACGTTTGATTTAATTGTTGTCGATGAAGCCAACGCTTATAAGAATGTATCGACCAGACGTTGGAAAGTTATGAAGCGTGTGTCGGATCGTGCCAAGTGGTTATGGATGTTGACAGGCACACCAGCCGCGCAATCGCCTGTTGATGCTTACGGATTAGCAAAGCTAGTCAACCCAGACAACACGCCTAAGTTCCTTGGTTCGTTCCGTGACAAGGTAATGCAGAAGGTCAGTCAGTTCAGATGGATACCCAGACCGAATGCAGAGAATGTTGTGCATCAAGTGCTGCAACCTGCAATCAGGTTTGAGAAAAAAGATTGTATCGATCTGCCTGATCTTATGTACGTAGAACGAGATGCACCTCTGACCCCGCAGCAGCGCAAGTATTACAAGATCCTCAAAGACCAGATGATGATCTCAGCCGGTGGCGAAGAAGTTACTTCTATGAATGCAGCCACAAGCTTGAACAAGTTGCTACAGATTTCTGGTGGCGCGGTCTATACGGACACTAGGGAAGTTATAGAGTTTGATGTAGCTAATCGCTTGCAGGTCATCGAGGAAGTTATCGAAGAGGCTAGCCATAAAGTTTTAGTATTTGTACCGTTCACGCATACCATCGAGTTGCTCAACAATCATCTAACCAAGGCGGGCATAACGTCTGACGTTATCAACGGATCAGTAACAGTTAATCGCAGGGCTGCAATCATCAAGAACTTCCAAGAGCAGCCCGACCCTAAAGTGCTTATCATTCAACCGCAAGCGGCATCGCATGGACTAACGCTGACTGCTGCTAACGTGGTGATATGGTATGCGCCTGTGACTTCTGTAGAAACTTATCTGCAAGCAAACGCTCGCATCAATAGGCCCGGACAGAAGAACACAATGACGGTGGTGCACATATCAGGCAGTCCAGTGGAGCGCAAGCTCTACGAGATGCTCAAAAACAATATCGATGTGCATTCCCGTATCGTTGACTTGTATGGTCAAGAGCTTAAAGAAACTTGACAAAGTCAACTTTATGATTTACAGTTAACCCACAAAATAACTTAAAGGAGCGTAGCATGGATGAGGGCATCCAAGACCTTGTGTCCCCTGAAGAAAAGCAATCTGTCCCTGTGGACAAATTAGCAGGCATCTATATCAAGATTCGAGATGCGCGAGCGAAGCTGAAGTCTGACTACGAAGCGAAGGATACTGAGCTTCAAGAGCAGATGGATGTGATCGAAGAGCAACTTCTTGAAGCTTGCAAATCTATAGGTGCTGACAGTATCCGCACAGCAGCAGGTACTGTGATTCGTAGTGTGAAGAACCGTTACTGGACTAACGATTGGGATTCTATGTACAGCTTTGTACGTGAACACGATGCGTTTGGTTTATTAGAACGGCGCATTCATCAAACCAACATGAAGCAATTCATCGAGGAAAACCCCAACTTGTTACCGATGGGTCTGAACACCGATAGTCGGTACAGCATTGTTGTCCGTCGTAGTAAGTAACCAAGAGGAACCTATGTCTAACGTAACTGTATTCCAACAAGACCTTCCCGACTTCCTTAAGAATACCGAAGTCGATGAACTAACCAAGGCGCTAGCAGGTGGCACACAGAACCGTCG